AAGATACGGATCGCCGAGGCGGCCCGCGAAGCCCAGCGCCTCGAGCGCGCGCGCCTCGAACGCATCCGTGCCGACAACAGGAGATTTCCGATGCCATTCGCCAGGGCTACGCTTCTCGTCTTGCCGCTGCTCGCACTCGCGCTGACCGGCTGCGCAAAGAACTACAGGCCCGAACCCAGCCTGCAGCTGCGCCCGCAGGTCTCGCAGTGCCCGGCCTATCCGCTACCGCCGCAGGAATTGCTGGAGCGCCCGAGGATCCTCGACTTCCTGCAGCAGCCCTCGCCGCCGCTGAAGAGCTCGAGCGAAACCTCATCGCCACGGAACAGGCCCTCCAGCTCGACGCCCTGATCGACTGGATCCGCCAGCAGACAGCGATCGATCCGAACAAGTCCGAGGAAATACAGCCATGACGACCGAGAAGTTCATCCACCTTCTGACCCACGCCAGGGGCTTGCCCCGCGCCTTCGTCGACAAGGCCCGCGCTGCCGCAGCCGCCATGGCCGAAGGTCCGCAGCGCGATGCGCTGAAGGCTGCAATTGCCGCCGCCGACGTGGCTCCCGCTCCGCGGGCCCGCAAGCAGGCCGCTGCCGCCGAAAGCTAGCCCCTGTTGTAAGGCAGCGCGCGCACAACAGCGCGGGGATGGATGACGCTTCCTCTCGCGGCATGATTGCCCGCGATGTTCATCCAGCCCCGCCCTGAAGACGAAGACCCCGTCGATCCGCGCGCCATCCTGCGCGAAGGAACCGTCCTTGCCGTCGATCTGGACGCCGGCACGGTCGAGGTCGAAACCGGCGAGGTCCACAGCGCCCCCATTCGTTTTAGCACCGGGCGCGCGGGCGACACCCGTATCTGGTCACCGCCCAGCGTCGGCGAACAGGTCCTTCTCCTGTGCCCCGAAGGCGATCTCGAACGCGCGATCTGCATCGGCGCGATTCCGCAGGACAGCTTTCCCCCGGCCGGCAACAGCCTGACCGAACTCATTCTCTTCGCCGACGGCGCACAGCTGAGCTACGATCCGGAAGGCCACCATCTCGAACTCGCCCTTCCCGACAACGCTACCCTCGCCATTCGCTCGACCGGCGGCGTGTCGATCGACGTCGGCTCGGCCGAACTGGCGATCACCGGCAATGTGACGATCGACGGCGATCTCGAAATCACCGGTGCGATCCGCGCCGACGGCGACGTGACCGGCGCAGGTGTCAGCCTCGAGGACCACCTTCACGGCGAAGTTGCTTCCGGCCAGTCGCAATCGGGGCCGCCCGCATGACCGGCATGTCCCGCACCCTCGGCACCGCTATCGATGGTGACGATCATCTTGCGCAATCCGTCGCTGATATCCTGCTGACGCCGATCGGCAGCCGGGTGATGCGGCGCGACTACGGCTCGCTGCTGCCGCAGCTGCTCGACCAGCCCCTGAACGATGCCACCCGGCTCGCACTGTTCGCCGCGACCGCCACTGCGCTGCGCCGCTGGGAAAAGCGTCTGCGCCTGGTGCGCTGCGCGCTCGAAAAAACCGGCGCCGGTGCCGCCACGCTCTTCCTCGAGGGCTACCGTACCGACAGCCCCGAACCCAACAGCCTCATGCGGCTGACCGTGCCGCTGCCCCGCCTCAACCAGGCCGCCTGAACTAGGAAGGACCGTTTCATGCCCTATTATCACGGGATCCGCGTCGTCGAACCCGCCCAAGGTGTCCGCGCCCTCAAACTGGTCGCGACCGCCGTGATCGGTCTCGTGGCAACCGCCGCCGATGCCGATGATACCGCCTTCCCCGCGAACCGCCCCGCACTCGTCACCGATATGCGTGATGCGATTGCGAAGGCCGGCACCAGCGGCACGCTTGCCCCCGCGCTGGCCGCGATCGCGGACCAGGCCAGTCCGATCATCGTGGTCGTTCGCGTGCCCGAAGGCGCCGATGCGGCCGAAACCGAAACCAATATCATCGGCGGCGTGTCCGATGGCAGCTTCACCGGCCTCGAGGCGCTGCGCGCAGCTGAAACCGAACTCGGCGTGCGGCCGCGCATCCTTGTCGCGCCCGGGCACGATACGCAGCCCGTCACCGAAGCGCTCGTCACCGTGGCCCAGCGCCTTCGCGGCTTCGTCTATGCTGCGGCGACCGGTACCGATACCGCGGCCACCCTCGCCTATCGCGCCAACTTTTCGCAGCGCGAGCTCATGCTGATCTGGCCAGACTTCGCGGCCGACCCCGCCTTCGCGGGCGATGCCATCGCGCGCGCCGCCGGATTGCGCGCCAGGATCGACGAGCAGACGGGCTGGCACAAGACGCTTTCCAACGTCGCCATTGCCGGGGTCGCTGGTCTTACCAAGGATATCGACTTCGACCTCCAGGACTCGTCGAACACCGCCGGCCTGCTCAACGATGGTGATGTCACCACGATGGTCCGTCTCAACGGCCACCGCTTCTGGGGCAACCGCACCTGCAGCGATGACCAGCTCTGGTCCTTCGAAAGCCGCGTACGCACCAGCCAGGCGCTGCAGGACACCATTGCCGAAGGTCTCGCCTGGGCAATCGACAAGCCGCTTACCCCGCAGCTGGCCCGCGACATCGTCGAAACGATCAACGCGCTCTTCCGCGGACTGAAGGCCGAAGGCCGCATCATCGGAGCCGAAGTCCTGCCGATAGATCCGAACATCAACACCGCAGCCAGCCTCGCGGCGGGTCGCCTGACGCTCGATTACGAGTTCACCGACACCGCCCCGCTCGAAAGCCTGACGCTCAACCAGCGCGTCACCGACCGTTTCTACGCCCAGTTCGGCGAACAGGTCGCCCGCCTCTGACGCCTGTCCTCAAGCAGCTCAGCGATAGGACGAAAGAAGACGCGATAGGACAACTCGCCCTCAAGCAGCGCAAAGCGCGGTAGGGCAGAAAGGATCACCATGCTCCCCCAGAAACTGAAGAACTTCCGCGTTTTCAACGACGGGCAGGATTATCTCGGCATCGCTTCGGAAATCGAGCTGCCCAAGCTGAAGATGGCGGGCGAGGAATACCGCGGCTCCGGCATGCTCGCCCCCGTCGATATCGACCTCGGCCTCGAAAAGCTCGAGATGTCGGCCACCTATGGCGGTCTCGTCGTCGGCGTGCTGCGCCAGTTCGGTCTCACCCGGGTGGATGGCGCAATGCTCCGCTTCGTCGGCGCCTACCAGGGCGACAGCTCCTCCATGCAGGCCACTGCCGCCGAACTGGTCGTGCGCGGCCGGCACATGGAACTCGACCCCGGCAACGCCAAGGCGGGCGAAGACACCGAATGGAAGGTCAATTCCACCCTCGCCTACCTCAAATGGACCATCAACGGCGCTGTCGAAGTCGAAATCGACGTGATCAACAACGTCTACATGATCGGCGGCACCGATCGCATGGCCGCCGTCCGCGCGATCCTCGGCCAGTAACCCACCGGGGGCGGCGCTCGGGGCGCCGTTCTTCGACCCGTTTATCACACCCGTCCTCAGGTTAGCGCAACCCGGTAGGACAAAAGGAACGAGAGGCCCGAAATGAGTGACACGCCCGAAACCGCAACCGTCAAGCTGGTTCACCCGATCAGGCGCGAGGGAGGCGACATCGCTGATCTTGTGCTGCGCAAGCCCAAGGCCGGCGACCTGCGCCGCCTCAGCCTGCAGAAGCTGCTCGAAAGCGACATCGATACGCTGCTCAGTGTCATCCCCCGCATCAGCGAACCCGCGCTGATCGACAGCGAGGTCGCCCAGCTCGAGGCCGAGGACTTCGCCGAAATCGGGGGCACGATCTTCGGTTTTTTTATGAGCCCGACGGTGAAGAAGCAGGTCGAGGAAATGACGGCCCGCTGAGTGTCGAACGGATGATCGCGGAAATCGCCGCAATCCTCCACTGGCAACGCTCCGAACTCGTCACGCTCGAAATCGATGAACTCCTTCGCTGGCACGGCATCGCCGTGGCCACCTGGAACAGGTTGAACCGGACCGAGAAAGGCTGATCACAATGTCGAAGAACAGCCTCAACCTCCTGGTCAAGTTCTCCGAGAAGGGGCTTTCTGAGCTGAAGGGGGGATTCAAGAATCTCGTCGGTCTCGGCAAGTCCGGCGCGAACAGTTTTCGAAACCTCAGGAGAGAAGCCGACGGGTTCAAAGGCGAACTCGAAAAGGTTCGAAAGCAGATCGACGGCGCGAGCGGTAACATTACCGAGCTCGTAAATCGCGAGAAGCAGCTCGAGCGTTCGCTCGAAGGCGTCAACGACGAACTGCGCAAGCAGGGCAAGCTCTACGAAGCCTCTAAGAAAGCTCAGGCTTTCCGGGCGAAGGGCGCTGATTTTCGCAGCCGCGGCCGCGCCAACGCCATTGGTGGTGCTGCGCTCCTCGCACCCTTGGCAGTCGCAGCCAAGGCAGGCGCAGACTTTTCCAGCCAGATGGTCGACATCCAGCAGAAGGCGAACCTGTCCGACGCGGCGACCGCGCGCATGCGCAACAATATCATCGATGCCGCACGGGCGTCGGCGCAGATGCCCGACGAGTTGCAATTGTCGATCGATGCGATGGCGGGATTGGGCGACATCACATCACAGCAGGCGGCATCTCTGGCGTTGCCCATGGGCCGCTTTATGACGGCGTTCAAAGCGCAAGGCGCGGACACCGCGTCAGCCCTTCATGCCGGCATTACAAAGCTGAACATCCCGTTGAAGGAATCCCAGAGGTTCCTCGACATGATGGCTGAAGGCGGCAACCAAGGCGCATTCGAAGTCAAGGACATGGCAGGCGCCATGCCCTCGCTGACTGCGCAAATGAAAGCGCTGGGGCAAAGCGGTCACGAAGCTGGCGCAGAGCTTATCGCCATGCTTCAGGTTGTGCGGGGGGGGACCGGCACTTCGGCGGAGGCGGCAACCGCAGCTTCCGACCTTCTTTCCAAGCTCACCGCACCCGTCACCATGAAGGCCTTCGAGAAGGCCGGCATCGACGCTTTCGCGGCAATCGAGACGGGGCTGAAGAACAACATATCCCCTCTCGAAACAATGATCGCGTTGACTGAGAAGGCTACCGGGGGAGACAACAAGAAGCTTCAGAATTTTTTCGCCGATAAAGAAGCAAGCAAGGCAATGCGCCAGCTAATGGCTGACTACGACAAGTTCGGGCAGATGAAAAAGGACATCGCCGCCGCCGATGGCGTAACCGACCAGGCCTTCGAACAGCGCATGGCAAACGACCAGAATGCGCAGATGCGTCAGCTGGGCAGCGCGGGTGCGGGTCTGATCTTGGCAATTGCTCCGGTACTCACGCCTGCGCTCACCGCGTTAGCCAATGCCATCACCCCTCTGGCTAATTCGGTCGCCGACTGGGCACGTGAAAATCCGGGCCTGGCCAAGACCATCCTGATGACCGTCGCAGGCTTCGGCGCCGCACGCGTCGCACTCGGCGGCCTGCAGTTCGCCTTCGGCGGCATGCTTGGCCCGCTTTCCAAGGGGTATCAGCTATGGAAGAAATACCGGACGCTCGGCTCGATTGCGGAGACATTCCCCAAGCTCGCAACCGGCGTGCGGATGCTGGGCGTCGCTTTCCGCTTCATGCTCGGACCGGTCGGCCTTTTCCTGACCGTACTCGCTGTCGTTGGCGTCGCCGTCTATCGGAACTGGGATACCATCAAGGCCGCGTTCAACACTGGCATCGCGTTCCTTGGCGGACTGCGCGACAAGTTTTTGTCGATCGGCAAGGGTATGATCAGCGGTTTGGTTAACGGTATCACATCCGCACCTGGCCGCGTCTGGGATGCGTTGAAGTCAATCGTCATGAACGGCGTAACCAACGTGAAGAAGCTGCTCGGGATCAACTCTCCCTCGCGGCTCTTCATGGGCTTCGGCGGCAATCTCTCCGAAGGCATGGCGATCGGCATCGACAGGAAGCGAAGCGACGCCTTCGCGAGCGCACGCCGTCTCGCAACCGGTGTCGCCGGAGCTGCCGCGCTGTCCTCGCCGGCCTATGCCGGTGGTGCAGGCTTAGGACCCTCCACGGCCCCGGTCTCATCAGGACCGGTCACCATCCAGATCTACCAGCAGCCCGGCGAAGACGCGGGTGATCTCGCGCAGCGCGTGCGCCGCGAGCTCGAAGCGATCGAGCGCGATCGTCGTGCCGGCGCGAACTCGGCCTTCGGAGATTGATCCTAATGCTCATGTCCCTCGGTCTCTTCGCCTTTGAAACCGGCAGCGCCCCCTTCCAGCAACTCGCCCGCCGCAGCGAATGGCGGCACGGCGAAACCGAACGCGTCGGTGCGGCCCCGGCCGGCCAGTATCTCGGCCCGGGCAACGACACAGTCACCCTATCGGGTATCATCGCGCCTGGCATTGCCGGACGCCATTCGGCCCTGCGCACGCTGCGCGAAATGGCCAGTGAAGGCGAAGCGCATCCGCTCGTCGACGCGCAGGGCTACGTCTATGGTGATTTTGCCATCCTCTCGCTCGACGAAACGCGCACCCACTTCATCGACACCGGCGAAGCCCGCAAAGCCGACTTCTCCCTCGAACTGCGGAGCGTTTCATGACCGATCGAACACCCGCCCGCTTTCATGGCCGCGATACCGGCGCGCAGCGCCAGCCCGTCGGCCGCGATACCGGCGGCCCCGCGCGTGCGCATCTCGATTGTTCCGCGACCTGCCGCTGCGGTGCCAGCTTCAACGCCTCCAGCCTGAGTAAGCTGCGCGACAAGACGGCGATCCACATGGCCGACTGCGATGGCTGATCGGCAGAACCGCGCCGACTATCGCCTCACGCTCGAGGGCAAGTCGCTCGGCCCAGGGGGAACCCCTGCCCTACCCGAATTCGCCGCGGCGCTGATGGCGAAATTCTCTCCGCGCCTCGTTTCGCTCACCTTGACCGAAAAGCGCGATGGAGAAGCCGATCGTCTCGACATCGTCCTCGATGACAGCGACGGCCAGCTCGAGATCCCGCAGGCCGGCCAGGTCCTCTCGCTGCAGCTGGGCTGGGCCTGGGGCGCCGATGTCGAACCCGGCCTGGTCGACAAGGGCCGCTTCAAGGTCGATGAGGCCGAATGGGAAGGTGCGCCCGATCGCATCACCATTCGCGCTCGCTCGGCCGACTTCGCTGCCAGCTTCGATCGCCGCTGCGAAAAGCCTCATGTCGCCCGCAAGCTGGGCGAGATCATCCGCGAGATCGCATCCGCGCAATCGCTCACCGCGATCGTGGATCCGGACCTCGCGGCTGAACACCTGCCTGTCATCGACCAGGACGAGCTGTCCGACGCGGCGCTCCTGCGGATCCTCGGCCGCCGCTTCGATGCCGCGGCTACGGTCAAGGATGGCAAGCTGATATTCATGCCGATTGGCGAAGCCCGCTCCGCTTCCGGCCGATCGCTGGGCTCCAGCACAATCACTCGCCGCGATGGCGACAGCTTCCGCTATCGCCGCGGCGAACGCGGCCAGTTCGGCGGGGTGGAGGCAAGGTGGCACGACCGCGCGAAAGGCCAGCGCTCGACTGTCGAGATCGGCGCCGGCGGCGACAAACCGCCCAAGCGTCTCAAGCGGACCTACGGCAGCGAGGAAACCGCCCGCCGCGCCGCCCGCAGCGCGAGCAGGAAAATGGACCGCGCCAAGGCAGAGTTCTCCATCAATCTGGCGCTCGGCCGTCCCGAACTCTTTCCCGAAAAGCCGCTGACGCTCGCAGGCTTCAAGCCGGAAATCGATGCGCAGGATTGGCTGATCGGCGAATGCCGGCACACGCTCAGCGGGTCCGGTGGCCTCGTGTCCGAACTCACCCTCGAAGCGAAGTAGCTGTTCTGCCTAATATTTGGGCATTGCCATGTGAAAACATTTGCGGAACATGGCTCTCGGGAGGTGACAGGCGCGGCGCGCGGGGAAGGCGCGGCGTCTATGGAACAGGGTCGAACACCGATGCATCCGAAGACCAAGGCTCCGCGCAAATCCAGCGCGAGCATCGACTGCCCCCACTGCGGACAGTCAGCACCCGTACGCACAAGCCGCCAGGTAACGCGGCTCTATCGCGAACTCTATCACCAGTGCAGCAACCTCGATTGCGGCCACACCTTCGCCAGCGCGCTTTCGATCACGCACACGATTTCCCAAAGCGCCTGCCCAGATCACTCAGTAGATTTACCGGTTGCGCCTCCGCGGCGAAGCGCAGGCAACGATAACGATCAGGTGACCGCGTCTCGGGCGCCGGAAGACATCTTGCCACCAGCAAACAGTTAACAAGATGGAGCCAGAAAGGTTGGACTGAAGGCTCGACACAAAATCGGGTCAGGCTGCTTTTCTATATTGAGGGCGGTGAACCTGATTCCCTTTGATCTCTTCGGGTACTTTCAAACCCTTCGATGCAATCAATAACTCTGTCCCCGTGCGCTTCGTCTGTACCGAGTAGCGGATATCGAACAGGTATTGTCGGCGGCACCGGTAAAGTTGCCGGACTTCCTGAGCATCGTCATACGTTAGAACCCAGGGTCTATCGATCGATAAAATAGCTCTCGCGACCTCGGCGTGATCGTCCGCGCCATAAAAGCTAGTGTAGAGACTAGCACCCTTCTGGTAATATGGTGGATCGAGAGCGATAAAGCTCTTGCGCGGCAAGCTACGATCCATGTTCGACAGGAAAACCAGCGCGTCTTCTTGGGAGAGATGAATCCTGGAACGATATTTTCGGATGCGTCGGATACGTCGGATGAGCTCCGACTTATTAAACCTACAGTCTATCTTATAATTTCCGGTTTGCTTCAGCCCGCCTATAATTCCGCCAGTGCCGATGATACCCGATCTGTTCGTCCGATTGAGAAAGAACGTGGCAAAACCCAGAGAAAGTGTCTCCACGGGCCCGACCGAACGGTAAATGGCCTTCTGTCTATGCCATTCTTCAACCGATATTTCGGTATTTTCAATGAGTTCACAAAGTGCGTCGGTTTCTTCGAGAACACTCTTCCAGAATGACCATATCCCGCGATCGACATCGTTAAGATGGATATCGCTCACCTGCCCATTGAAAAGAAGGGACAGGGCCAAGCTCGCTCCGCCAGCGTACGGTTCGGCGTAGTGACCTCGTTGGAGCCCATTTAGACGGAGTAAGCTGCTAGCGAGCTCATAGAGCGAAGATTTTCCGCCGGGATAGCGAAGCGGTGAGTGCGCGCGAGCCATGCAATAACCTTTTGGAAGGCCGGAATACGGGCCTTCCGTAGACAAACTCTTTCCAGTCGGCCAGCAAAATCTAGGGTAGCGTAGTTAGCGCCTTTGCGAGCATCGGGGACACTCGTTCCATATCATTGATGAGCTGCATCTCATCGAACGTCGCGCTGATGGCATCGTGTTTCGTAGTGTTGCCAGCTTGCGAGATGCTCGCCATTGCATTTGTGATTGGGCCGCTTTGAGTTTTGGTCAAACCCAACTGATTTTGTAGCACGCCCTTGCTAAAAAACGCGGTGAATGACTGGCCCTCCTTCGCCCCGCAGACGGCGGCGATCGTCTCGATGAGAGACCAGCATCCTACGGCAACTAGCTGCGGGTGCTTCCTTGCGCTCACAATGCGCAAAGAATGGTAGAGGTTAATGAGCTTGTCATTGCCGCTGCTATTAATGGCGGAAGTCAGGGCCTTATCTTGCTTGATTCTGAAGGGTTGGTTTGGCGTTGGCGACGATTTCCCGTCAAGGTTATCCTTGCTCTCGCCAGTGTGATCTCCTCCGCTGCTTTCCGTATCTTTTTCCTTTTCGGGGTCTTCCTCTTCGGGATCGGCGTGTTCCGACGCTGCCACTCCAGCCCTTTCTTCAAGCGTGCTAGCGTATTCGAGGATCTCTGTTTCGTTCTTACGCGAGGTTATCCGCTTCTCACCGAGTAAATCCGTAATCAGCAGCCTTAGAAGTTTCTCAAAATCAGCTTTGCTCCGCCTGAATTTGACTTTGCCCGGTTGTGGGTTGGAGTCGTCGGCTTTGAGGATAGCTTTAATCGCATCCGTGCCGACGAACCGTTGTAAAGTGGTCACCCTACCTTGACGGTCGGAAGCCGTAATCAGACCGATGGCTTCAGCCCTCTCGAGCAGATCGAACGCGATCGCGTATTTCTTAGTCGGGTTGAACCGGTGCTGTTCGTCGGGGCCCCATTCTTTCCGGCCCCGCCCCTTCTGATTGCGATTATGTATGTTCGCCATCCAGAAATTAAGGACCTTTTGGTCTTCAAAAACGCGGCCATCGATCGTTTCAATTTCGTCTACGCTTTCAGCCAGTTTAATGAACCGTTTGTGCCATTTGGCGGGTGCGAGATCCGGATCGTTGAGCAACATCACCGCGCAAGCTCTTCGGTTGCCCTCATAGACCACATAGGTCGGCTCGCCCTCATCCGCTTCGTCGTCGATACGGATTACGCCGATAAGCTGTAAGGGATTGAGTTCGCCTCTCTCTGCGATGCTCTTGGCCAGCTCATAGACTTGTTCTTCGTCCAGCAGCCTCTCAATGATTTTGTCCGGGTCGGCAATGTAGCCATGGCGCGGGTTGCGATCGAAAAGGTGAATTCGGTCGACAGGAATCGGAATTACTTCGCTGGACATTCGGCCCCCAACTCATCTCAAGGTTCATTTCCGCTGCTATTGGTGTCGGTAGCGCACCAACTTCAAATCCCCAACCGCGCTTCCATGTACTCGTAAAGCAGCTCGCGCCACTGGTCCTTATCCAGCTCGAGCAGCGGAAGCTTGTGCTCCCTCGATCGGCGGTCGTCCGGCAGGCGTATGCTGATCGTTCCGTCGCTGCTCCAGGCAGTGAAGGACAGATCGGTCAGCCCGTCGATCCGGCGAAGGCCAACGTACCCTTCGCCCAGGCGATTGTCCGATTGCGGCAACACGAATTCCAGAACCAGCTTGGGATCATCCTCGTCCAGCTCGAGATTGATATCGTCCAGCACCTTTTGCATCATCGATTGCGTGCCGGACCATGCCGCCGCCGCATTGGCCGCGGCATACTGCCTGGTGGCGCTGGCCGCCGCAGCCTCGGACGCCGCCTGCGCTTGTCGTTCACGCTTGGCCGCCATCAATCGCTTGATCCTGTTCAGCCGTTCGTCGCTCATGCCTCGAGCTCCTCGATCCGCGCGAGGATCCTGTCGCGGTGCTGATAAATATCGACCGGGCCGCTCACCGGCACGCGCTCTTCGTCCTTTCCGGTGAAGAGGCCCAGATATCGCGCCGTATCGCTGTTGAAGTGCAGCCGCGCGATCGAACGCCGGTTTTTGTCGTCGATCATGGCTTCAGTCCAACACCTGCAGCCATGCTTATCTGGATCATTGCTGTTGAGCACTGGCTCATGCTGTGCTGCACATAATCACCGTCTTCTGAAAGCTCTGTCATCTTTGATGGGCTGGTGTCCCCGTCCATGATTTCGCCTATGGTCTCGGCCATCATAGCCTTCGCCGTCATCGCAGAGGCGCATTCGGACCTTGCCTGTTCCGCAGCGCGCTCGACATCGCCCTCGAAATTGCCCGGGATTGCCTGGCTTCTCAGCTCCTGTTGCACGTTCATGCATACATTGTACGTTTCCGTCGCCAGCTGATATCCTTCGTATTCGTCGATCGAGCCGTCGGTCACTCCTTCACCCAATCTGGCCGCGCGCACATCGCAACTGCCCATCGCATTCGCGAGGTCGGCTTCAAACGCCGACACGGCCTCTGAGATCTCAGCGCTGGCTGGCTCGGTCGCCGCTGTGATCGGATCGGTGTCGTCTCCCGAGCACATGGCGATGCTGGCAACTAGGCCGAGGATCAGAATAATCGCGCACCCGATAGCACCATACTTGGTGTTTTTTCGCTCCGCCAGCTCGGCTTCCGAAAACTCGTGCTGACAATACGGGCATTTTCTTGCATTTGCAGCTATCGCCTTCTTGCACTCCGGGCATGGTTGATCGCTCCAGTGGTCTCTTTTTTTGTTCATGCGCCCTCGCCCCCATCTTAATTTCAATCCGGCCAAACCGGGTCCGGCCAGAAGTCTTGCTCCTGTCCCCGCTCATCAACCGGTTCATGCTGTCCTTCGGTATCGACCTGCGGTTCTTCGCCATCGAACGCGACACGCACCCAGGCACCGAAGGTCGCCTTGCTTTGAAATACCGCGCGTATCTCGCGCCCCTGCCGGATCAGCTGCCCGATCCGGCCGCAGCGCTCGGCGGTAAGATATCCGATCTGCACACCTCTCGAAGAATAGACGGCTACCGCTCGCTCGTCGTGGCGGTTCTTCGGCTCGGGTTGCAGATCCACCGGTTCGCCCGGCTCGCAAAGCAGGATCTCGAATTTGCGGTTGGACCGGTCTCGATTGAGATGCGCTGCGCCCACGACGGCAAGCGACATGGCAGGGAGGGTCGTGTAGTCGACCTTGGTCACAACCGGCTGACCTTCGCGACCACGCGTCCTACGAGGAACAGTTCACCATCGCTGGCGGTCTCATGTGGGATGAGCTGGTTGTCCGACATGATCTTCACCGTACCGTCGGGCATGGGCCTGAGCCGCTTGAACATTCCCACGCCGCCAAACACGATCGCCCAGACCTTGTCTCCCATGTTGTCGGCCAGTGCGCGTTGGGACCGATCGACGATCACGACATCGCGATCATGGATCGTCGGCATCATCGAATCGCCCGCACCCTGGGTGCTGAACAGCATCTCGGGCGGTGAATGCGAAAATTGGCGTAGCCAGGCGCGGCTGAATTTTGCCTTCTCGACTTCGATATCTTCGGTGTCCAGAAACGTCCCGCCCATGCCGTAGGCAAGATCGATGCTGTCGATCTCGACTTCGTCTTCATCCAATTGGACGTGAGGGATAAGGGGGTTGGCGCTACCGCTTGGGTCGTCAGTCTCTCCTGACAAGTACTCGGGGGTGGTTCCAAGAACGCGAGCGATCTTGTGCAGGTGGGTTGAAGAGCGGGAGCGACCGTTAACCAGCTTCCAAATTGCTTGAGTGGAAATCCCAACGAGACGCGCGAGCTCTGCCTGTGACATGCCCCGTTCTTCGAGCAACTTTCCGACCCGTGTGTCGATCCCCATAACCACTGCCTACAACCTTAGTTGTAGAGGGTCACTGCAACTTTAGTGTTGACCACCTGCAACCATGGTTTATGTATGACCCATGGTTGATTCGCCCTCACCTCTAGTCGCTTTGGAAAAAGCCATCGATTCAGCAGGCTCGCAAGCATCGCTCGCAGCTTCGGTCGGGGTTTCAACCACGGCAGTCTGGAAAATGCTCCACAAGGCCCAGCGGGCCTCCGCCGAATTCGTCCTGAAGATTGAGGCCGCCACCGGCGTCTCACGCCACGACCTCCGACCCGACCTCTACCCGCGCGAGCATGGCTCATCGCTTTTGGCTGACGCCAACCTTGTGGACGCTGCATCGTGATTGGCTCGATCATCGCCTGCGATCATGCCGAGCGGCACGCCGCACGTCACTTGCCGACGGATGACGCTTTGCAACCCGTCGTGCGTCGCCCGCGCGCCCTTATCGATACAGGCTTTCCCGGCCCCTTCCCCTTCGATGACGTGGGCGAACGTACTCCAGCGCCGCAAGGAGCACGTCGCCAGTCATGACCAAGCTTCGCGCCCCCCTGTCTTTCGAGGATGCGCTTGACCGCGTCTCGGGCGCCGTCGGCGGCAAGCCCGCGCTTGCCCTGCGCTGTGGCCGCAAGGAACGCACCGTGCGCAATTGGGGCGATCCCGATACGCCCGAGCAGATCCCGGTCGACGTCGCGCTCGATTTCGATCTCTTCTTCGCCGAGCAAGGCGGCGTCGGCTCACCCTTTCTCGAAGCCTTCGCTCATCAGCGTGAACAACTCGAGCTTGCCAGGCATTGCAATCGCGTTGCGCTCGGCCGCCAGGCCGCCGATGTCATCCGCGAATGCGGGGAAGCAGGCAGTGCGCTTGTCGTTGCAGCCCAGCCCGGGGCCTCACCGCGCGACCGCGCCGAGGCGCTGCGCGAATGCACCGAGGCTTACGAGAAACTCAAGCAGACCCTCCCTCTCCTCCTCGACGACGCAAACGCGCCGCCCGAGGCGCTAGGGCCTTAACCTTCCCCCGGCCGCGCAAGCCCGTGCGCGGCCTCTCCCGGCGGCGGGCGCCAATGCCCCCCGGTCGCCCGCCGCCATTTCCCGAACCGCTGCGCATCCGGCCCGCTTCCGGAAGCGCCTCCCTTTTGCCTTCATCGGAGTACGACCCAATGAGCGCCATCACCGCCATCAACCCCGCGGCCCATTCCTTCACCGACCTGATCCGCGCCACGCCCGGCAGCTACATCAAGTCATGCCGCGACCGCGCCGGTCTGACTCACCGCGCCGTCGCCGAAAGGATTGCGGTCCACGAAGGCGATCGCCGCCGCGCCGTCCACGATCTCGATTGCCTGGAGCGCGACTTGCCCGGTGATTACGGCATGCTGCTGCAACACCTGAAGGCCCGCCGGGTCTTCGATTTCGATCTTGCCTATTTCAGCGATCTCGCAAGCGCGACCTGCGCTGCTGAAACCGACTGGCCGGATGCAGCGTGATGCGTGCCCTGGCTCGCCACCTTCCGCTTGCCGCGATCGCGCTCACCGTATTCGGCGTCGCGCATATCGCCGATCGCATGGCCTATGGTCTTGCAATGCAGCAGCGCGGGCTTGGCCCTGCCCAGTATTCGGACTGGGGGAGGTAAACTGATGGCCGCCCACGTCCCTGTCGATCGCCACCTGCACGAAGCCGGTTTCGAAGACCGCTATGCCAAGACCTACCTCGGTCAGGCGCACCTTGCCGGCACGGGACCCCACGGGACGGCCTGCCGGACTTGCCGCCACTGGCAGCGCGACGAGGAAGACTTCGATCCCGCCAAGGCCCGCGAGGCCTATTGCGAATACCCCATCCCCGGGAAGCCCCGCCGACTGGTTCCGGCCGCGGCGGGCTCCTGCAGCTTTTACACCGAACTGGAGAATGACAATGGCTGAGGCCACTGACGACCGCTTGCGCCTGCTCATCGAACGCATCGAGCGTCTCGAAGAAGAAAAGAAGGGCATCGCCGAAGACATCCGCGACGTCTTCGCCGAGGCCAAGGCAGTTGGCTACGATACCAAGATCATGCGCAAGGTGATCTCGCTGCGCCGCATGAAGCCAGATGAACGGTCCGAGGAAGAAACCATCCTCGACACCTACAAAGCCGCGCTGGGGATGGGCTGATGTTCGCCCGCGGTCGACTCCTCATCCTCTTCCTGGCCTTCGCTGCGGGAGCCTTCGTGGTGACCGCCGCGTTTGGCGCGGTCCATCTCGGCCGTGCTCCGGGTGCCGCTTTCGCGGGCTGGGTACTATGA